TATTTATATGTTGCTTTAGTTCTTTCTGAGGGAGAAGTAAATTCAATAGAAGAAATAAGAGTAGATGATAAAGTAGTTACTTTTGATGGAGCATTAACTCATGGAACAACAAGAGAAGTAGCAAGTAGTGATAGTAATTTTTTTAAAGACTCTACAAGCCATATTCAAATACAAGCATTTTTAGGAAAAGACGACCAAGTAGCATCTAGTGTTTTAACACCTTTATCTTCATGGGGAAGTAATCATAGATTGAGAGGTATTTGTTATTTAGCTTTGAGGTTTAAATGGAATCAAGATGTTTTTGGTGGTATTCCACAAGTTCAAGCAAAAGTAAAAGGTAAAAAGGTTGTTACATTAGATGCTAGTTTAAATGAATCTTCAGAAACATTTTCTACAAATCCAGCATTTTGTTTGTTAGATTATTTAAGAAACGAAAGATATGGAAAAGGTATTTCAACATCAAATATAGATTTACAAAGTTTTAGAGATGCT